TTCATTAATACGTTCCCAAGGTGTAGGTATAGTTTGTCTTGAATTTTCTCTATAACGTTCTTCAATATCTTTATTATATTCATGTCCTACGTTTTTATCTTGCCCAGCTTTTAAGGCACCATCAACAAGCATTCTAATACCATCAAAATCTCCTGCTTTTAATAAATCAACAGAACTCATTAATGCTTTTTTTAATTGCTGGTTTCTACAAAAATTAGTAAATTCTTCTTGTACATACTTTAAATCATCATCAGATGAAACATAAGCTTGTTTTAGTTGATCTCTAATAGATATTTTTAATACATCATTATCTATCTTTTGTAATTCAACTTTTAAAACCTCCATTGAGGGAGTTGTATGATACTTATCGTAATAATTAAGTATTTGCTTTATACACCATTTATGAGCACTATTTTCAAAAAACTCATCAGAAATTATATCATGTATATTAGTTAAAAACTCTTTATGTGTTAATAAAGAGGATAAAACTTTTATTTGAAAATCTGGTCCGTATTGATTTAATGTTTGTAATGTCAATTTTTATAACCTTTAAATTTTAAAAATATATCTTTTAACCAAGTTTCTAAATTCCTAATCATACCTCCTAATTTGTCTTCATTATATAATGATACAAAAAAATCAATATTTAACTCAGGTATATCTTTTTCAATTAAATCATTAAGATACTCTTTTTCTAATTCATCAATCATAGGAGTACTTAAATCCATAACTTTATAACTTGTTTTTAATCTTTCTTGATCTTGTACTATTCTAGAATATACAACATGTTCTTTAAATTTCCTAGCAGAAATATCAAAAATTTCATCTAGTGTAATAGGATGTGATTTTAATTCAGGGAATTTTTTAAAAATACCTTTTTCACCTAAACCCTTTACTCCTGGGATCCTATCAGAATTATCACCTAATAAAGTTTTGTATAGAATAAAGTTTTCAGCTAACACACCAAACCTTTCAAATACTGTTTTATCTGTATAGTATTCTTTTTCCATTGGTCTGTATAGTATTATTTTGTCAGATACTAATTGGACAAAATCTTTATCACTAGAAACTATAAAAACAGTTGAATTAAATTTTTCAACTAATTTGTCAGATAACACAGCTATAACATCATCAGCTTCTACCTTATCTATTATAGTGGTTTTTATAGGTAATAATTTTAAATACTGGATTAAACGTACTATTTGGTCTACTTTTGAGTCATGTTCTTCATCAAGATCCTCAAATACTTCCCAATTAGTAATTCGTTGAAGATTTCTACCAGATTTGTATTCTTGGAGCAGGTTTTTACGGTTTGTTGCTGATCCTGCTCCGTCGAATACTACATAAACAGATGTTGGTTGGGTTTGTTTAATTAAAGCACCTAAACTACGAAGAAATCCACCTAACCCACCAATGTGAACTCCATCAGGATTAACCATATTTAACATTGCAAAGTTTCTAAAAAACAGATTTAATCCATCTATTAGTAATACTTTATCATGTCTTTTTTGAGTTGGCTCTTCCCCTTGTTCCTGAATATCATCCAGTAACTTAAATAATTCTTTATGCTTCATTTTTTATTCTGGTTCTTTTTCAAATTGGGATATGTCTTGTACTTCATCTCCCTCTTCAACTACATCAAAATCACCTCCACCTAAAATTTTAGCCCATTCTTCAGCGTGATCTTTTTTATAATTTTTAAGATCTTTATCACTATCAAGGATAAAACCATGGGGTGTCATTACAATTCTACCTCTAGTAGTAACACCATTAATATGATTTTTATCAATTTGTATATTAGCTCTTTTAGCAAATTCTACTTGTTTACCATCTTTAATAGCTTTAATCTTAGATGTTCCAGCAGACATTATATTACCAAATGTAACTACAAATGTTGAATCAAACCACATTGCATTGATTTACATTATTTCCAAATTGGGTTGACATAGCTCCAGCATTCCACTCATTATTATTTTTATTTGATTTAAGTGACATTTCACAAGGTACAGAACCAATACTATCCCATAGGAATAATAAATCATAAGGTAAATTACCTCTTTTTTGTTCATCCATTAAATCTAAAATAAACCCAGCTACGTCCTCTATAGAATTAATAGTTTCTCTATCTACATAAATAAAATTACCTTCATAATCGATAATTTCACCTTCACTATCACGAGTAATATTAATATCAAGACCCATTTGAATTGCATGTTCCCAATTCCATTTCATCTCAGTAATAATAAAA